TACTACTACAAACTTTAATGACGCAGGTCGAGTATTCGAAGTAGTATCAGGGAGTCTAGGTGATGTATACACAGGAGTTTCAGAAACAGGACACTCCGCAGGATCTGGATCTTATGGATTCTTTCTCCCTGATATTGGTGTTATTATCCTTAACGGGAAAGCATTAGACGCCTCAGCCGCGGACGGAGGACTAAACCTAGGTACTATCCGTACTGCGAATACAGAAGGAAGTGGTTCAGAGAAAATATTTGAAGCTATTAAGAACGGAGGCTCTTTTAAACTCAACTCAGAAGAAACTATCTCTTCTAATTTTGTCTTTGTAAGAGCAAGAAACGCCGAGTTTAACTACTCCTCTAATCCCTCTAATACAACCGGGTCAGGTGAACTTAGACACAATGTAATGGTTAACAATCCTCAATCGTACGCTACTGCAGTTGGTCTATACAACGATAATAATGATTTACTTGCAACTGCTAAACTATCGAGACCTCTTCTTAAAGATTTTACTAAAGAAGCATTGGTTCGTATAAAGCTTGACTTTTAATGAATGGGAGCGTACAAAAAGTTAAACAAACAAGATGTATATGTAACATCATATGAAGCAAACAAGTCGTATAGACTAGTCGGTCAAGATGATTTTGCAACTTATGATATTGATGCATTTTACGTAGAATCTAGCTCGGGGGATTATTATCCTGCAGTATTTCATAGCTATACTGGACCTACCGGCAACTCGTTTAACAGGTACACTACTTACAAAAGCTTACACCAGCTATACTATTCTAATTTTACATTCGAATCTAGTGATACAGGACAAAAGCTACAATCAGGTTCGTTCGATAATTTTATTATGTCTTCACTAGCAACTGGTTCTTATAAATCCGGATTTAGAGTATTACCAAATAACGCTAATGTATTTTCGGTACCTAGAAAACATACAGGAGTAGGTATTAAGCCGAACTCTTTTGTACTATTTGTATCAGGTGCTACTGTTACTGATTCATATTCTGGTTCTTTTTTTGAAGGTTCAGATTATGTAGAAGACGGTCCAGACGGTATACTTGGTACTTCTGATGATTATATTGCTCTACCTTCACCAGAAGAGTTACTAAGATCTGGAGAAGGAGCAGAAATAATTGATGACGGTGAAGGTAATTTAGTAATTTCTTCATCCAATTTTTTATCACAAACAGGTAGTTTTAAAGTAGGAGATATAATATATCCACATGGAATTTTTACTCTTACTTCAGCAAGTATGACTAACTACTATAGGACTGATTTAGATTTTCAATGGAAAGCAAACCAACCTATTTATACATATAATGTTAGATGTCAAGTTAAAGATCATGAATTAAACTTTACTCAACATCCATCAGCAATTAACGGTTCTGAAGGGATACTACATAGTAACGTAACAGGTAGTACCTTTCAACCATATATTACAACGATAGGACTATATAATGATGCAAACGAATTACTGGCAGTAGCTAAATTTAGTCAGCCAATACCAAAGTCTGATAGTACTGAAATGACATTTGTAGTAAAATTAGATATGTAAATTAAAAAATTATGTCTCAGATAACTCTTAGGATAGCAAAAGGTTCAGCTCTGACTCAATCAGAGATGGATAATAATTTAAGGAATTTTATAAATTCCGCTTCGGTAGATATTACTACCGGGCAACTGACTTTATTTACTTCAGAAAGTTCTGGAGCCGAAAAACAAATAGATGTTAAACCAACCTGGGTTGGATACAGTGGTTCATCAACAACAGGTGTAGCCTCTATTACCGGTTCACTTTTAGTTACAGGAGACATTACAGCACAGCAATTTAATACAGAAATAATTTCTTCATCTACTATATTTGAATCTGGTTCAACTATTTTTGGAGACGACAGTAACGATACTCATCAAATAACTGGAAGCCTTCTAATAACAGGATCACAGATACTATCTGGCAGTCAAACTATATCCGGTTCGTCTACGATTACAGGAGAAATCGACTCTACCGGAATGTCTAGTAAGATTAGATTTCACTTTAATGAATTTGACGATCTACCTTCAGCTACAACCTACCATGGAATGTTTGCTCACGTACATGCTACAGGATCAGCATACTATGCACATAGTGGCAATTGGGTTAGGTTAGCACAATCAGCTTCCTTTGCTATTCCAATAGCAACCCTTACTGATGCAAGCGCCTCTCACGAAACATCTATTACAACTTTATTTGCAGCTAGTTCGTCACACGAAACTGCTATAAACACACTTAATAGTAAAACGTTAATCTCATCTTCAGACCAAATATCTGATGAGATTTCCGGTTCATTATCCAACGATGCTATAGGAGCACTAGGGGTTAATATAATATCTTCATCTGATCAAATATCCAATCAGATATCAGGTTCATTATCCAACGATGCTATAGGGGGACTAGGAGCTAATATAATATCTTCTTCTGATCAAATATCTGTAGAAATAAGCGGCTCATTCTCAGCAGATCATTTAAACTCTAAAATTACAGGTATAGTATCAAGTAGTCAGCAAATTACTGATTTTGGTTTCCCTACCCTACAAGGAGGTGGGCTAGTATCAAGTAGTCAGCAAATTGATGATTTAGGTTTTCTTAAGAATGAAGGTGACAGTATAATATCTAGCTCAACTCAAGTAATTTCATCTTTACCGGCAAATATTGTATCATCTTCTGCACAAACTATTGCTAACCTTCCTACTGGAGTTGTATCATCTTCTGCACAAACTATTGCTAACCTTCCAACAGCAACTGTTTCCTCATCTATTCAACTAGCTAATGAGATATCAGGTTCGTTAGGAGTTAATGCTACTTTAATTAGATCATTAACAGGGAATAGTATATCAGGTTCGTTAGGAGTTAATGCTACTTTAATTAGATCATTAACAGGGGAAATCATAACAGGATCTTTTGCCGCCGATAGTGGTTCTTTTAGCACAAGAATAGAAACATTAGAAGCTGCAAGTGGAACAACACCTGGTTTAATTTCATCATCTGCAGAAGGTTCAACTCAAGGTACACTTGCACTCAATGGAGTAGACGTTAATGTAAAAGATTTACAGACATCATCAGATGTGCAATTCAACGATGTACAAGTAGATAGCTTTGGAGTTGGTACTGCAGCATCAAGCGTTACTGGAGAAATCAGAGCTACAAATGATATAACTGCTTTTTATTCATCAGACAAAAGATTAAAAGAAAATATCGTTAATATTAAAGATCCTTTGGAAAAACTTTCTTATATTAATGGTGTAGAGTTTGATTGGATACCTAAAGAAGGTATTCATTCACACGAAGGACACGATGTTGGAGTAATAGCTCAGGAAATAGAAAAAGTATTACCGGAGTTAGTCACCGACAGAGATAATGGCTATAAAGCCGTACGTTATGAAAAAATTGTCGCGTTATTAATAGAAGCTGTTAAAGAACAGCAGTTGCAAATAGATGAGCTGAAGTCAAAGCTCTAGCGACAGAAACCAATTTATATGGATATGACATACCCTTCCTGGACTTACCAGGGTAGGATCTTCAACGATATATCGGACTTCCCAGAAGGAACTTACGGCTTCATTTATGAGGTTTATCACAAACCCTCAGGTTTAAAGTACCTCGGTAAGAAAGTATTGCGATTCGAAAGAAATAAGAAATTAGGAAAAAAAGCATTAGAAGCTTTAAGAGAAGAAAGAAAAGCAAAAGGTATCGGAGGCCGTACTCCTCTTAAACAGAAGATCATTACCGAATCGGATTGGAAAGATTATTACGGTTCCCATCCGAAAATAAAACAACTTGTAAAAGATTCTAAAGATTTAAGGAGAGATTTTGAACGTAAAATACTAGACTTTGTTCCTAATAAGAAGCTTTTAACATATTATGAATGTAAACACCTATTTATAAATGACGTCCTAGAGACATATAGTCATCAATACATTAATGATAATATACTAGGAAAGTTTTATAGAAAAGATTTTACAAATGATTAAATTAAAAGACATAGTAGGATATCCATCTCTACAGTACCATTTAGACAACAAACTCTCTTTACATGAGCATGTCTACCGCTATAACTCTGACGCCTTTATACAATTATTTAAAGAAGCAAGAGAAGCTCATAGCAACGGGGATATAGAACTCAATGAAGAGGATATAGAACTTTTAGAGACTACTGATATTGGAGAATACGGAGACTATAATGGGTTAAAAGTCCCTTTAGATCTCCCTATGGTTTCCCCAAAACATAATAATGCATTATTTGAAATAGGCTGCATGATTGATGAAATGATCGAAAACGAGGATACGATTGACGAAGCTATGAGTATAGATGAGATGATAGATTTCGATCTTGTCAAAGAGTTAGTCGAATCAATCGGCGGTACTATTAATATGGAGAACTTTAGAAAAGCAGTTAAACTCCAAAACGAAACATTTGACTACTCAGGATTCGATATGTTAAAAGCTTCAGTCGATTATATTCCTGAAGCAGAATATAAAGGTAAGAAAGTACAGCTCAATAAACCTAAAAGAGGAGGTTCTAAAAAATTCTATGTTTACGTTAAGAACCCTAAAACAGGTAACGTAAAAAAAGTATCTTTTGGAGATACAGGATTATCTGTTAAATTCAAACAAAAAGGAGCTAGAGCTTCATTTGCTGCAAGACATAAATGTGCACAAAAGAAAGATAAAACAAAAGCAGGTTATTGGTCATGTAATATTGGCCGTTATTGGAAATCACTAGGTGGATCATCAAACTTCTCA